GACCGTAAGCGCGTAGTAGTCCTGCGAAGGCTGCGACGGGTGCGTCCCGTTCGGGCCGATGTCGACGCGACCGTCCGAAGCGTTGCTGATGAACTCGCCGCTCGCGAGGCTGATCCCGGCGCACTGCGGCGTGTCCGTGGTTCCGAGGCCGAGCGTCGTCCGCGCAGTCGCCGCGTTGGCATCGTCGAGAAGAGACTGCCCGAAGGCCGTCGCTGCGATCTCCTGCACGGTGCCGTTGCCGCTGCCCCTGCCGAGCAGGTGGTGCGCGGTGCACGTCTGGATCTTCTGGTAGGTGACGTCGTGGTTGTTGATCTTGGCCGTCGTCACGGCGTTGTTGTCGATCGTCCACACGGTGCCCGCGCCGCTGACGGTTATGTCTCCGTAGTCGGCGTCGGCGAGCGCGGGCGAGATGGTGCCGGGCGCCCACTCGGTTCCGCTCCACACGATCGCCTGACCCGTCGTGGGGGCCGTCGACGCCACGGGGCGTCCCTGCAGGCCGTCGACCGTGGGGCCCGGGTACGAGCCCGCGAGGTCTCCGCCCGCGGGGCCGACGGGCGTGCCCGTGGCTCCCGTGCCCACGCTCGAGGTCGTCGCGAGGTTGACGGCCGTGTTCTGTCCCGCCCAGGTGACGCTCATGGCTGGTTCCTCGCGATCGGTCCCGAGGCGACGAAGAGCCGAGGATTGCTGCCGTCCTGAACATCGAGCGTGTAGTGCCAGAGGGCGTCCGTGCCGGCCGTGGCGGCCGCCGTCTCGAAGGCCACCATGTCGAGCACGATCGACCCCGCCGTGCCGACGGCGACGCCCGTGGTCTGCGTGAGCGAGAAGCTCGGCGCGCTCTGCGTGTCGGCTCCGCTCTTCCAGACCTGCATGCGCGCGGCGTAGCCCGTCAGGTTCGGCGCCACGCCGCCGACTGTGAAGGTGATCGAGCGGCTGCCCGGTGCCTGTCGGTCGTAGGAGATGGGGAGTGTGAGTGGCATGTCAGATTCCCGGGTTGACGGGCAGTCCCGCGCCGGCGCCCGGCCCCGTGCAGGTGCCGTCGATCGCCTGGGTGTTGATGATGAGGTAGACGAGCGCACCCGTGGCGTTGCGGTGCGGGCACATCACGACGAAGGTTCCGTCGGGGATGCGGACGGGTCCGAATGATCCGAGGAGGTTCGCGCTCGAGACGCCGTACGAGAGGCTGGTGGTCGGCGGCGTGTTCGAGAGCTCGGAGACGCTGAAGCAGTCGAGAAACTCGCGGCCCTGCGAGCGCGTGGTCGTCGTGTAGAGCGGCCCCGCGTTCATGATCGCCTCCTCGGCCTCGTATCGCCAGCGTGCCCACGCGCCGGCGATCGGGATCGCGTCGGTGATCTTCGCCAGCACGAGCGACGCGTCGCGCTCGAACCGCCTGTCGTCCCAGTGCGTCGCCGCGTCCGCGATCGGCCCGTCGAGCCGCCGCGCCTCGGATCGTCGGATGTTCGGAGTCATGAGACCCACCCTCGGATGGTGCGGTTCTGGAAGGCGACCACCGGCGTAGGGCTGCCGAAGATGAGGTTAAAATCGCTCGTAAGGAGCGTCGGCCGCTTCCAGAAGACGGAGCTCAGGTTTCCGCTCGTGAAGTTGGGGCGGCCGTCGGCGCCGACCTGCGCGACCTGCTCGTGGTGGCCCCAGTCGTCGTACAGGTAGTCGGCCGTCACCTCGTAGTACGGCATGCGAGTCTGGGTGATGTTGATGCCCTCGCAGACGAGCGAGCCGGTCGCGAAAGGTCCGAAGCTCGAGCTGTTGCGCGTGCCGATGAACGCGGCAAGTCCGTTCGCGAGCGTGTCCATGTAGTTCGCGGACACGCTCGCGTCCTGCGTCGTCGTGATCCTGAACCGCACCTGCGGCACGAGCATCGTCGCCGTGGCGCCCGCGCCTTGCATCGCGGTGCCTCCGATGTCGGTTGTCGTGTCGGCCGTCAGCGGCGGGTCGGTCGCCCAGCCCGTGCGGTAGACCTTCGCGATGCGGGTGACCGTCTGGTACGAGCTCGAGCTCGGCAGGATGAGCGAGCTAGAGACGACGCCGTCGACGAAGTACGGGCTGGTGTACAGGAGGTTCGCGGTGAGGGTGAGTCCCTTCGCGTCCAGGCTGTAGGTGAACTCCGCGCACCGCATGGTGTCGTAGGTCCTGCGCGTGATCGAAGGGACGTTCGTCGTGAGGCGCTGCATCGGCTGCGGCAGCACGCCCTGCACGACCATCCTGTCGATGTCGAGGAACAGGTCGATGGCGTTGCCGTTCTTGCGCCTGACTCGGCGCATGAGGCGGTAGGTCGCCTCGGAGCCCCACGAGCCCTCCGAGTAGGAGACCGCCTCGTCGTGGTACTCGAAGTCGGTGCTGACCAACTGGAACGCCATTCAGGCCCCCATCTTTCCGAGCATGATGGAGAGCTGCTCGAGCTTGAGGTTGAAGTTGCCGATCATGCTGTCGAGGGCCGAGACATTCCCGGACATGCGGTCCTCGCCGGCCTTCCGTATCGCCTCCGAGATGGCCTCGGCCTGCGCCTCGGGAGCGGTCACCGAGTAGGCGGCGATCGACGCCTCGCGGAAGGTTCCGCCGCTCAGGTAGGCACCGAGCGCCGCTCCCATCTGGGAGCGGAAGGTGCTGATCTGCTCCATGATCCCCGCGCCGCCCTGATCCTTGACCATCGCGCCGCCGATCTGAAACGAATCCATGAAGCCAGGGATCTTGGCGGCCGCCTGCGCCGATCGCTCCGTTTCCGCAAGCACCTTGAGAATGGCAGAGTTGACCGCGAACGACTGCTCGCCGGTCTGCTTGAAGGTCGCGAACGCCTCGTTGGCGCCCTTGGTCATGGCGGCAAGCGCCTCGACCTGCGCTCGGGCCATGTTGCCGAGCGCGAGCGGCCCGGCGATCGCGGCGCCCGCCCCGCCCATGCCGCTCAGGAGCCCCGCTGCGGGGCCGAGCTTGCCGACCCCTCCTAGGAAGGCCGTGCCCTGCGACGCCTTCAGGGAGCCTCCTAGCCCCCCTGTGGGCTGCATCTTCTCGAGCTTCTTCTGAAGGCCCTGCATCTTGCCCTGAATGCGGGCGATCCCCGCGTCGACGCCGCGGCTGTCGACGGTCACGGGGATGTTGACCTTGGGAAGGCTAGTTGCCACGGATGGCCTCCGCGACCGCGTCGCGAACGTATTGCTCGGCGAGGGGCGCGTACTGCGCGCGCGCACGGGTCAGGTACAGCCTCCGGCCGATCATGCGGCCGAGGTTGCGCTTCGTGATGCCGTCGCGCCAGCCGCGCTTGTACGAGAACGGCACGAACCGCGGGTTCGGGTTGCGGCTCGCGCGGGTCGGGGGCTTCTTGGGCGTGCCGTCGGCCTTGATCCCCTTCTGCCAGACGCGGAATCCGCCGTCCCAGAAATGGCTGCGCCAGCCGACCCGCATGCCGTCCTTGCGGACGCCGACGGCGGCCCACATGACGCGGCCGCGCCTGTAGCTCTTGATCTTCACCGCGACATCGCGCCGCGTCTCGAGATCCGCCGGCAGCACGCCGCGCCGGACCGCCTTCACGACGCGCGTTCCCCATGCCCGGAGGCCCTTCCGCAGGATCTTGTTCCGCACGGCGAGCGGCATGTCGGCGAGCGCCTTGTGGAGCTTGCGCGCGTCAACGCGGACCTTGAACCTTGCGACGATCGAGCTCACGACGGATGCCCTCCCAGTCGGGGATGTCGAGCAGGATGTTCAGCGCCGCTGCGCTGAGCCCGTCGAGGTCGCCTGCCACATGCTCGAGGGCTGCGCGCGCGACCGTCCGCGCAGCCTTCGTCAGTCCCGCCCTTCGGCGTAGAGCCGCTCCGCAGCGCGCCCGATCTCCAGCACGCGCGGGCCGTCGCACTGGAGCACCCGCTCGAGCGAGTCGAACGCCGGCGCGCCCGTCTCGTCGAGGAGATGCCGCCAGACGAGGTGCGCGTAGAGGTGGTTCGGGGTCTTCGCCGAGACATCCATCGCCTCGATGACATCGGCCGCGCTCGGCCGGCGCAGCGTGACCACGCCGAACGAGGTGTCGACGGTCGCGTTCCGGAGGAGCAGTGCGTCTCGGATCGTCATGCGACCGTGACCGTCCCGGTGAACTGGAGCTCGAAGGACGCGCGCACGAGGTCGTTGGTGCCGGCCGTGGACGAGAAGCTGGTGATGAACGCCGAGCCAGAGATCGTCATGCCCGTGTCCATCGTGATCGTGACGGTGCGGCTCACGGGATTGAGGGAGTCGGTCTCCATGACGGCCATGCAACCGTCGCCTTGGTCGTAGAAGATCTCGCCGCTCGCGGTGCTCGACGCCTGCCCCGCGATGAAGCTCTTGCGCTGGTCGTTGATGTCGGTCGCCTCGAGCATGTCGCCGGTCGAGTTGACCGTGACCGACAGGAGGCCCGTCGAGACCTGAGAGTTGTACGAGATGGCTGCGTTTCCGCTCGATCGGGCTGGCATGGGTCACTCCCGGTAGTAGATGGTGATCGTGGAGACGGCTTCGGCGGGCTGCGATTCGTCGCCTTCGCCCGCCGCCTGTGCTTCGACTCGGTGCCCTTGGTAAAGGACTGCGTCGAGGTGGTAGCCCGAGTAGGTGCCACTGGCGCACGTCTGTCGCACGTGCTGGGCTACGACGATGGCGTCGACGGCCTCGACGGCGATCGAGCGGACCTCGACACTGGCCATGCGGGTCCCCGCGCTCGTGGAGCCCGTCGAGGAGATCGACGCGGGCTCGACCGAGTTGACCTCGAAGGTCACCGCGGGAAGGAGCGTCGACTGCAGGCGGAATCCGTGCGTCACGCGCTCGTCGGGCACGGGCA